AGTAGACACGTCATCCTCCCACCCAGAGCCGTACGAGCCATTAGTTGCATCTTGTGGTATCCAGTTTGCATTTACGAGACGCACACGACCATAATGGCAACCGCCTATTTTGCGTGAGGTGTCTGCATTATATCCAGCGGGATACGTAGTGGCCGCCGAAAGCAACCCTACAAGCGACCCCGCATTGTCGCAGAGATAGACGTAATAGTCTGTCCCGTGTGCCTTGGTTCCCGTGTCAAGATTAGCATCCAGATCCAGATCAAAATCGGTATCCAACACCCACCATTCGTCATTGATGTTTAATCCCATGACGTTGGAGCCCTTCACCGTGACCACGGTCGCTGATTTATACTCGACCAGCGTGTTTTTCGGGTTGAGATTCATGTTTGCCAGGATTGCCGCGAGGTCTGAATTTTGCGATGCAACCTGTGTTACAAGTCGATTTGCCATTATATTTCACCTCCATTCTTCTTGATAATTTCGGCAAGTTCTTGCCTATCTTTAAAGCCCTTCTGTTCCCATAATGGAGCGGGGTTCGGTAACATCTCCTGATTCCAGTCGGACATTGGATCTTCGGGATCAATCAGAGTAGTGGTTGTAAGGATCATATCATCGTTTGCGGCATAGAGTTTTTGAAGGTCACTCAATGCCTGCGCCTTATGCTCTTTCGTTGCTAACAGGTTTAAAAAATCCTGCTTTTGTAATACAATTGTCGGATATCCTCTCATATTAGCCTCCTATGCGCTGTACTGGACGACGTACCGAATAGTCTTGGTAGCACCCAGCCTGTTTTTGATTGCGATTCCCGCCCCCGCATCATAGACGCAGAGACATCCGTCTGTGTCCGTATTGATTGCATTGGCAGAATTTGAAATAACTGTTACGACACCAGCTGCCGTAAATCGAAACTCGATATATTCCTCGTTGTCTCCGGCCATCGCCCAGCCTCTGCCGGTTTTACCGGTGTCAAGGGTGATTTGTGCTTCATCCGCAAGGGACTTGGTAATCTCTCCTTTTAGATTCCCCGCAGTTATCTTCTTACTTGTCGGCGTGCCTGCAACGTCATCTACTATTTCGAGTAAATTAGCATTATCCGGGGTCGTTGTAAGTTCGACTAAATCAGTGATTTTCTTGTTCGCCATTTTGTGCCTCCTTCTTTACTTCCTTATGATTTTCTCCGCAGGCTTTTTGTTTTAATGTAATCTGGTTTTGAAATAATCTTCTTCACGGGCTCGATTATCGCATCCCCCGGCATAAACCTGTAATCAGCTAATACTTTTTTACCCTTCTTATCGACAATATGTTTCGGTAATCCAACCGTTACAGGTTTTGTTGGCCATTTAGGTTTTGAGTTTTCATCAATCTCATAGTTTTCTGTAATCACTTCAAGCAGGTCTTTATCCGGTTTCGTTTCATCATCAACAACAGTCTCTAATTCCATTTGCTCTATTTCTTCGTTGGTTGGATTGATAACTATTATTTCCTGCGTTTCTTTGTCATAGCTTCCAAAAGGATGAGGGACTAACAAGGGCTTTCCGCCATTTCCAAAGCAGGGGTGGTCTGGAGCTTGATTCATGCCTATTACTTTTTTAGTAGTCTTATCTCTTAGAATGAATATCCAATGAACTTCACCGGAGGAGGTTATGTAACGTTCTTGTGCATATCCTGTAAAACTGTTTGATGCATCACTGTTATGAAACTGGACACCAGGAGATACATACGTAGTTGGCAAAGAAAGCTTTGCATATCCCGAAAGTGCTAAGTTTTGGAATGTTCCACTACTACTTTTAACTGTAGTTCGGAATCCATATTCCCCACCAGGTAGACTACTGGTGGTGGCTTCGCTATCGGGAGATACTGCTACACTCACACTCCCTATACTCGTTTTGAGTTTGGCTTGGGTAACATTCGCATCTGCTATTTTTGCGGTGGTAACGGCACCTGTTCCTATCATCCCCTCGACAATCCCTCCAGCCGCCACACCTTCAACAATATCATCCTCTTTTAACGCTCTGAAATTCTCTCTTATATCCGCAGAAACTAGGCTGCCCGAATCCGGTGGGTTACTTGCGTTGTATGCCATTTTTCATTTCCTCCTTAAACTCCTATTATTGTTATGTTTGCATTTCCTCCAACTGCACTTCCTGACAAATTATACAACTTTATCGTAACACTGCTTGAAGACTGTGCCGTAATTAATGGCACTAAAGCTGTGCTTCCAACTGGTGTTACTGTTATCGCAGGGGTCGTATGGAAGCCGCTTAAATCAATCGTTGTCCCTCCTGAAGCTATAGCTTTATTGCTTTCCATCCCGAACAGATTAACAACATTTCCCAAATAGGTCATTGTATGAAGAATTATTCTGTCGGTGGTTACTGTGGTAGCAAGTTCTATTTTAACCTTAAAATATCTGAAAGTAAATAAAGCTCCTGTTGCTTTATAAATATCCCCTGTAATATTGTTTATAGGAGCTGTCTCCCAAAGTCCGTCATCGAAGGCAGGAGAGTTCGCTCCGAAGTCTACATTATTTGTGGAATATTGCAATTTAATTGTTTCTGTGGTTGAAGCAGGGGTTTCCTCAACCGTAGTGTATCTTAATGCTAGTTGAAGTGTCTTTGAACTTCCTAAATCCATCGAAGCAGAAGTCCAACTACCAGAACTATCTGTAGGCTCATCCCACGTTCCTGTATCCCATACGCCGCCATCATCCCATTCCTTAGCGGTAGATATTCTTACTGAAATGCCATAATCAAAATGTGTGTCTGCATCTCCGTTTGTTTCGCTTCCATTGCTTAAATCTGTATCGGTTAAGTCGTGTTCATATTCATCGCCAGCACCCAGAACCGTTTTAACGTAATCCATTGCCTGATTCATGTCGCCGTACAGGGTCGAAATAAATTTATCGGCAGTAATGGTTTTTGCATAAATATAAGCGCCATCCAAATATGTTGGCGATCCTGCTTTGCGCCATGCTTCGATGTTTGCCTTTGTGGCGGCATCGAGGAACATCCTACCAGTAACTCCGCTTTGTAAATCTCCTTCGGCAACGTCATTTTGTGTGGCAAGACTTCCCTGCCCTGCAATGTTGGCCGCCGTGTTTACGCTTGTCTGGTCTGCATTAGCATCAGTGCATTTAGCGTCTGAAAGTGAGGTTGGAAGCGTCCCTGTAACACCGCTGCTTGTCAAGACTATCTTGCCAGCACTGATAGCAGTCTTGGCTACTCTACCATAAGAAGAGCCATCAGGAACTCCATCTAAATCATCCTCGGTCGCTAATGCACCGGCATCGCTTAATGAAGAAAGACCAGAACCGCCGGTGATTACTATCTCCCCAGACATCCTGATACCATTCACAGGATCAATTTTGATATAATTGTTAGCATCAATATAGCTTGCCCACCCATAAATATCAGATGAATATCCAGCGTAACCGTTGAGATTACCTTCTCGAATATGAGTGGTTATAGAATTCCACGGTTCCCCTGCATGAGTGAAAATAGACAGATGAGGAGCATTGGTATCTGAAGCAGTAAGATAAATTCCGCCGTCCCCTGATTGACCGTAATTGACAACTGAAGCACCTTTAGTCCATTGAGGATTAGAACCGTCTGCATAATTCCCTGCTAAATCTCTTGTTACGGTATAGATAGGGGCATCATCCGTACTCTCAATCCTCATCCATTCTGCATCAAATCCCTCCTTAATATACAGAATATCACCAACTGCAAAAGTATCGTTGCCTTCGATTGTCAATAAGGCATGCCCATCAAGTGTTCTTGTATCCCCAGCTTCTGTGATTCTGATATCGCCAACTTCCGTAATCCTGACAATATCATCACTATCCTCCGCCGACATATCTTCAACAAGAACATCTCCGCCTTTTACCGTGATATTACTGCCAGAGTTCACTGTTACTGAATTAGTTTCAAAAACCGAAGTCCTTATAATCCCACGGGAGGCTATGTTACCAACCTCCAGGAGATTATGTTTTAACAAAAATCCGGCTCCCATAAAACCGGAGACATAATCTGAACTTCTGACCGCCGGAACTCCCGAATACTCCCCATCTAAAACCAGATATGGAGTAGCAGTATCTCCTAACCGCATTAAAGTATTTGTTTTATCCAAAAGGATTTTAGCGTCTGCGGGAGTCTCATTATCCCCAAAGAAAGTCAAGCCAGCATAGAACCCACCCAACCGCATAGTCGAGCTTATTAGAACAGATGTACTCGCAACAGCCGGGAGGTCTTCAGGAACACCATAGGTCGAGACGCTTCTAATCTTAATATAACAAGTATCCCCGGGTTCATAAACAACACCCAAAGCGTTAAACGTGAAAGTCCCTGTCCCATCCCTGCCAATATAATAATAAGTAGAATCATCATTTGAGGCATAAATTTCAGAATACGCGTAAAAGGGATCATTAGCCGGAGGGGTAAATGAGACCCTCACAGCATCGAAGTCATACGAAGTCCCCACGGCGGTCATTGCCGCAGAGATATCCGTTGAGGCGGCAGGGACTTTATAAGGATTAGGCAGATTCGACTCATACCCCGCCTGATCCCCTACCTGCGCATCATCATAGACTCCTGAATAATAAGCAGAAAGTTTAAAAATTGGTTGTCCATATTGACCTTCGGTTTTGGATGTGACAAGAAATCGTTTTGTAGTCCAACCCGGAAGTTGGTGTGTAACTGTTACCAAATCATAAATTTCCAAGTCACTTGAATCTGAAAACCCTTTTAATGAGCAATTATAGTCGGTGTATTTTGCCTTATTGAATTTATACTGTGCCCTTCTCCGTGCGACTTCTGCATCTGTTATGTAATAACAGGTTTCTTCAAATACTATTTCACCATTTATCTCAATATCATTTTCGTCCCTGACTTCAACAGAAGTTTTTTGATATGAATTTGCCGAATCAATATAATGAATTCTGACCACATTAGGTGGTTCAGGCTGATCCCAAGTAAAAGAATCCTTAACTATATTATCCTCAGTAAATGCGTGGGAAACAGTCTTTGCTTTTAACCCTCCAGACCCATCCGCTACTTGAGAACTATCCCACACACACTTGTATTTTCCTTGGGACATAATAACTTGGCCATTAAACGACTGCCAAAGGAGTTTCTTGGCATCATTTATAGTCATGTTGGTATCAAAATTGAAATCGAATCTATAACGGGGGAGAGTTGAACCCGTAGGAACCTCGTTACAGAGAGCTTCTAATGACTTGAAAGAATTTAAATCTAAATCTCCAGCGGATTTCCCTTCTACATTGAGATAGAAATCATATAGGATTACCGCCGGATTCCTGGTAAACACATCAGCTCCCCCAGCCAGAGGGACGCATTTAAGGCCTTGCATTATTACAGTTATGTTAGGGTCATAACCGATCTGCTTATCGTTCTTTATGAAGGTAAAAGCTGTATAAGCTATAGAACGGTACGCTGAAGCTCTTGAAGTGAATCTCCCATCCACAGTCTGGGTTCTGGTTCCGGTATATTCTGTTTTTGTGTGGGAACCAGTCAAATCACCCCACGCAATATCATTAACATACCATTCACTACTTCCTTCAACGGGGCCTTGACAATGTGCAACAATAATTCTTAAATCGGTATCATCTTTATCGTTGAATCTTATTTTATTTCCACCTATTTTGCACCGACCATAACACCTTGCAACAGGTAGTCCTTCCGTAATTGTATTGCCTATTTGATTAGAAGCATAGGTGGGGGAATTTGGCATTTCAGGAGTATACAAATCCGCCCATGCCCCCTGCGGAGTTATCCACCATTCTACATCCAAAAGCACACCGGGATCATGGACTACATCAGATATTGTACTTGTAGTAGGCTTGATAATCCATTCATTTATCCCACTGCCAATAGACTCTACTCCGCCTATTAATGGATCAACAATATGTTCTCCTATCCATCCACCCATCAGATATCCCAGCCTCCATAATCACATATCTTTTTCACTCCATACTGCTTGAAAACAGAAATATCAGAAGTGATAAAATAAACTCTTTTTGCTCCTTGTTTGATTGCCCACTCGGAAACTGCATCCTTCATTTTTGCTACACTCCCATCTTTAGAAAAACAAAAGATTATATTAACAGAATTACTAACAGGTGGCATTACAGCATCAACAGCCACAAGATAGCTTTTGTCCGTTCCAATAACTAAATATCGAGGATCATTAACAATAGAAATTAACCACTGAACCCATTGCCCTTTATCACAAGGGAATGAATCTTCAACATGATCATCCATCTGCATTATTCTTGTTATGTCTTCTACTTTGAATTTTCGGATCATTATTCTCCTGAATCAGCCTTTTTAGAAATATGTACGCAGCCGCCAAAGTTTTCAACATTCGATCCACTTGGCCCCCAAGCATTATCACCTTTGCACGTATCCCAAGTTTGATCGCATCCTTTATATATTTTGTAAGTACAAGTATTGTCAACAGTTTCAGGAAGCTCAACATCAAAGGTAACTGTGTCAGTTGCCGCCACAAAATCTTTCACTTTTCGATAGTAGGTAATGGATCCTTTCGTTATTTCAATTTCACCGAAGTTCCAATAATCATCTATCTGAGTCAAAGCATTATCAACCAGAGTTGTTGTTGTCCCTGAATCCGCCGTTCCTGATGCCGTAAGGGAAGTCAAATCAGCATTGCCATCTGTATTGCATTTAGCCCCCCCCAATTTCCAAGGACACATTCTTTGATAAGCAAATGAAAGAGTTTTTCTATCAAGGCCTTTCCCAGAGGTTGCCGTAACGGTTAGCCATTTCCTTGAGAATTTCGGACGCTCCATGTGTCCCCTGAAGACTTCATTATAATAAGAAATATCTCCCACGGTGTCCAAATAAACCCTTTTAATTACTAATGACTTTCCTCTAAAATCCTCATTATTAGCATATGCTGCCATATCTCTTGAAACATTATCGAAATTGATTGTTACTCTCTGAATCTGACCCTCTAATGATTGGCTTACATTCCCACCTGTAATAGTTTTAGCCGTGTAAACATTCCCACCAGAAGGAAAGGTTACGTTTGTTTTGTACGCGGCAAACCTCAGAGTAGAAGAAAGCCCCAACTCGAATAAAAGGCATGGCCGTTTTTCAATAGCATCCATTTCGGTTATAACTTGACTTGGAATATTCTTCGGCATTATGTACTCTTTTCTATTGTTATACTACACACCCAATGTGTGTTCCCGACAGGAGAGATCTTCAGGCTCCCATCCACCCATCGACCATTTATATTTACACCTGATTCAATATATGAAGGAACGGAAGTCCAAGTGAATGCGTCATACCCCCCGTAACGTCCTTTATAGTGTGTCAATAACGTATCCTTATCTGTTGTGGACAATGCCTTAAACTTTAATTGATATCGCTGTAGGGGCGTTGCAGAGAGGTTCAGAAACTCTTTTTTCATTGATTCCGACTCGGTGATCACATTATTATAAATCGGATCGAGTTCAATAACTTCACTTGGAATAAGCGTAAAATCAGCCATTATGCCCTTCTCCTGACCATTTGTCTAATAGCACCATCATCATTGTAATTTTGTACCACTGCGCCAGGGGCGACTCGTGTAGCAATAACTTCAGCGATCTGCGAAAAGACCTGTCTCTGTGTAGCAACATCCTGAAAGACCGGATTCTCCATGTGAATTATTACAGTAGTTCCTTCAGCCCCGGAAATAGGGATTTTTCCACCTTTCAATGGGATGTGAGCCTCGTCTATATCACCAGTCTGATAGATACCCTTAGCATGAGAAATCCCCCCTTGATCATATGAGGGAGGCTGTGCGGCTGCAATCATGCTAACCTGTACCGCTGCCGCTGCTCCAGCTATCCCAGCCATAACAAAAGACCATGGAGGGGGATAAGCAGCCAAGGCCTGTAAAACTGATTTGTATCCGGCAATCGTTGCTTCCACCATCGCAAAGGCCTTGTAAACCTTGAACATCTTCTCGCTCTGTTTTCCACCTGCTTGTGCTATCTGTAAAAAAGTATTTGCAATTCCTCCAGCAGCACTTTGATACATAGATAATTTTGCTTCATTTTCTGCCTTATCAATCGCTTTAATTCTGTCCGCCGTCAACTGTGCAACCTGTACTTTATCAGCACCAGCCATCTTCCAGATTTCAGCCTGTTCATTTATCCTGTCTCGTTCAAGCTCAAATTGGTTTTTACCAAGGTCAGCGTATTGAGAATTGAACTCTTGAATTGATTTTAGACGTGCTTCTTGTATGCGATCATATTCTTTAGTAAATGATTCTGAAATTGTAAACTGTTCAGTCGGACCCGCTATAGCTTGAAATGGAACAGGAACGAAAGGCTTTGTAACTGGTTTTGGGGGAGGCAAACCAAGGACATTTTCTTTAGATGTTCCAAATTCGCTACCGGCTCCAGATAATCTCCCAGGTTCTCCACCTTCAAAAAATGATCTTTCTCCGGGTAGTAATTTTTGAAGAGCTAAAAGTGGATTCTGTGCAAAGGTAGCATACTCTCCAAGTTTCTTTACATTTACCCCTACTTTTTTAAGTTGAGTATTGACCAGATAGAGTATTGCTGCAAAGCGCCCAATAGGGGTAGAGCCTGTCAAAATCCTTGCGAGAATACCCACACCAGCCGCTCCTATCACGCCATCGGGAAGAGCTTTATAAATATTAATCAGAGCCGTGATTGAATCCTTGATTTTATCAATAGCTTCATGGGTTTTTTGCGCAATCAAATCTCCGTTCAGATTTACCCATCTTTCAACTTGATCAATCCATTCTAATAAAGTGACTTTTCCTTCGTCCATCAAGGTCAATAAGGCTTGATTCTTAACAATAACATTTCCTACTCTCTCCTGTAAATCTCCCCACAAATTCCCTAATTGAGTAAGCCCTCCTGAAAAAGTCTTTGCATTTTCCTGTGCGACTAAGAATCCTCTCGCGGCAAATTCAGTTATAATCTTTAATTGTTCAGTTTTATCTGTAGTTGATCTGAGAGCGGGGATGTACCGTCTCAGCATCGTAAATTCGCCCTGTTCCGCAAGGGCAATATACATGGCCATTGATTGGACATCCCGCCCAGTAGCAGCAGCAAGACCGATACTCATTTCAGTGGCTTGTTTGAGTCTGTCTGTGGTAACTCCAAGGTTCTTCTGAAGAGCCATCAGCTTTAGAACTTGTTCATCTCCATAGGTGGTTACTTTTTGAATCCCTGAAGCATAATCAGCATAATCCTTTACAAGTTCTTTGGTATATTCACCGGAGGCTTTCAAAGCACCGGATAAGGCAACTTCGGCTTTTTCCTGTTCCATTGATGCAGCCAGAATCTTCTTGCTTATAACAAGGATCCCAGCTATCGCAGCGGCATAAGCCATCCAGTGTTGTTTTGCTTGATCTAAAAGTTTTTTCTGTTCGCCGAATTGTTGTTTATTTATCCGGGAAATCTTGAGTGCTTTGGCTTTTTCTGCTCTAACTATATCGGCGGCTGTGGATTTGGCATGGTTCTTGATTGTGTTATAGTTTTTCTCGATATTGGCTTTCATCTGGGCGTAAGTCTGATCAGACTTCTTCCCCATAGACTTCCAGGCTTTTTCAATGTCTGTAGCAGTACGCTTGCCCTTTTTCTTGACACCGTCGAGACTTGTTTTTAAGCCTTTGTCGTCAAGAGCAACTTTGGTTATTATGGTTCCGCCTTTGATAGCCATCACTTAGCTCCAAGAATAGTTTTAATCCTTCGTAGTGACGATCTTAAAGCAGGTCGCATAAACGGAGTGTAATACTCTACAATTCTGGCATAATAGACCTGCTTATTCCCCGCAATTACCCAGACATCATTCACGCCTTTTCTTTGCACTACCCTAATACTCTTTTTTAATGCGCCGGAATCTCTTGCTGTCCAGGACTGCCCTGCATAGCGTCCTGTCTGATACATTGGCCTTGAGGTCTTTCCAACGGGACATTTAGCGCGGGCTTTTTCAGCGATGACCTGACCGGCTGATTCAAGTTTCCCTACGTTTTCTTTCATAATTGCATTTTGGATTTCTCTCGAATCCCATCCGATAAACTCAGCCATTTTTCTCACTCATTTTCTTCAACCAATATTGAGACATGAACAAGACTTTTTCGAAACAATCTTTCTTATTCTCTATCTCATAAAGCCTCATCGCCTCGTGAATCGCTTGATGATTTACACTTATTGGCCCGCTATATCCCATGATAAGCTGTCCTCGCACCAGAAAGAATATCTTTACCGCATCTGCATTTACTTCTAAATACTCCGGCTTACACGTATCACAAGGCGGCTCTTCAGGTGGATTTCTTTCACTATAGAGCTTTTTACATTGCTTACACGTAGGAGCGTATTCGTCTTGCCACTCTATAGTGTCTATGAGTTTTTTTCAAAGGCCTCCGCCTGATTAGCTTCGTCTTTCCCAAGAGTTTCAAGTGAGTCTGATATAAACTTCGCAAATTGAGCAGAACGAGTCATTAAGAGAATCTTGTTCTCTTTTGTACATGGAATCTCCTTTTCTTTTAAATCAAAAAGGTTCTCCCATGACATTATGCAGTAATCCCAGAATAACTCATTCTGAAGTTCTTCGTTGACCTCTTCATACTCAAACCGGCCCGGAGTCCCTTCAACCTTTTTAAAATCAACCCTTTTCCGTGTAGTCTCCTTGTTGATCTTTTTTAAGGCATCATAGGAGAGGGTTCTAAGTTCAACCCTCCCTCCACCGTCCATCTCAAAAAAGGATCCTTTCTTTTCTTCCAGATTTAAAATTGTCATATTAAGCTCCTGTTCCGACTTGTTCCATGGCCGCACCTGATACCTGGCCTTCAAAGGTCACTGTCCCCAGACCACTTCGCGGCATTGTGATCGTTTTACCTTTGGTTGTTATAATTTCCCCGCCGCTACCTACACGCCAAAATGTAGACGTATTAGCATACAGATAAAGATCGGTCGAAGTCGTTCCCGCTACACATAGAGCATCGAGGGCAAGCTGGCCGCTAGTATCTGTAGGATCATAGTTTCCAGAAAAACTGATCGTTCCAGGATCACCAGTATCATCCGGGATAAACGTCTTGATCGTATCACCAAACGCTGTCGTCTCCAGAGTTCCCATAGTAAACCCGCCTAAAGTCCATTCCTTTATCTCGGCCACTGTGACCGAACCCAACATTACTTTTCCACCGCTTCCATTAATTGCACTCATCTTTCTTACCTCCTGTTTTTATGCTGAAGTTTCAAATCTTTTCTCACTTACCAATACTGTTGAATCTATTTTTACATTTTCAAATCTATCAAATAACATTTTATATCTCTCTTTAAATGCTTCATCGGGCGCCCAGGAAAATTGCCTCATGCAGTAGTGCTCACAAAAGGCATCAATTATCCATGCCGTCCCCCTCCTTTCCCAGGTCTGAAGAACACAGAGCGTACCGTAAAGATCAAACCCAGTTAAAATCTCATCAAACCTGAATCCCTTTTTCATATTGACTATAATCACGCACTCGTCAAAACAAGACGCCGGCTCCGGGAATGAATGGATGTCCGAAGAGTCAAAATGCTGGACTATTCTCATGTCGTGTAGTCTCCCGCATATTCTCCCCTGCATATCCTTTCCTATAATTCCGGCGACCATCCATGAATCGGGAAGTTTCTTTAATTGTTCTTTTACTTTTTCTAACCACCCCGGCCGGAAATACATGTCCTGATGAACCAAAATCCCTATATCTCCATCCATGACATCTAAGAGTTGGTTCAGTCCTTTTGTAGCTGATTCAGGATTCACGAGATAATTCAGCTTCCCCGGAAGAGCAGACTTCTTCAGGACTGTGTTAAGTCTATAAGCATCATTGACCATAACTCCGAAACTTGCTTTCATTTAACCCTCCTGAAAAGTGCTACACCCAGAGGAGAATGTTTCTTCGAGACGTATTCGTGAATGAATTTTAAGCTCTTATCAGTCTTCAATTCTTTGACAAGCCTTTTAACTCCCCATTCTTTTTGAAGCGAGTCGTGATAAATCAGAAACCCGTCCGGATTGAGTAATGGCTTGTAAAGAACGGTATCCAGTTTCACCCCTGGATAAAGGTGATCTCCGTCTATCAGAATAATATCATAAGTGGATTCAGAAGCAACCTTTATAATATTCTCATCATCCGATTTCCCTATAAGCTCTCTGCGTTCAATCCCTTCCAGAATCTTCTTGCGGAGTTTTGCTTTGTGGTGTTTGTTGTCATCAATCAACGTAATCTCTGGGTGGAAGTAATGATTGAATAGGAAGGTAGTCCCTCCCGCTGCTACCCCGATTTCAAGATACGTTTTGATTTTCCCGGTCTTTAATATCTCTGCAATACATGGCGCTATCTCATCGGGAATCTGCTGAATATTTATCCCTCCTTCAAAACGCCCTCCAAAGGTCCGTAAATCATCTGAACCTGAATCTATTATAAACTGTTCAATGCCTTTCATCTAAGCCTCCTGTGTCAATATTTGATAGTCTACATGCCATGCCTTTACCCCTATTGTCCCTTCCGGGGTTATATGTTCATCCATTAAAGTCGTAAGATTATCCCTCCGCATCCAGACTAAGGTATTATGAGCGATTGTCAAAGAGCAATTATCAAACAAAGCTTTTAAGTCCTTATACATGTCAGATATTTCTGCCACGCTTGACGACGTAGAGAATAAGGAAAACTGAATCAATATATCCTCCCCGTCTTTTGCGAACACATCTTCCGGGGTGTCAACAACGATTATATACACACAATATGGAAACTCCGACCCCTCTGGAGCTTCATCTTGAAAGAACCTGTTACCGATGGATGCCATAAAACCACTTCCAACTGCATCTGTCGTGGCATGGCTATAGATAGCTGTGAGTAGATTTTTCATTTCTTTTCAACCAATTCATATTCTTTGAATACTGTAAGTGCTTGTTCCACCCCCTCAACCTCCGGATAAAACTCGGCATAAACCTTTACCACTTCATCTATCCGGATATTTACCTGAAGACTCGTACAGTTCTTTATTCCAAGACAATCTGCTATTTTTTTGCCTATTTCTCTACTTAATATTGTTGCCATATCTCTCCTCCTTCAGCGCGATATCGTATTCGTATCCTGTGAGTCATTGTCATTGTCGTACCCATGCCGTCCGGGGCTTTTGTGGGCGCTTCGATAGAGATAACTTGATTGAGTGACCCTATGTTCATTGCTTAACTCCAAACGCTTCATCAAATTCCTCTGATTTTTCATTTCAATTCGCACCCATGTTTTTGTTTTCTCAGGAATAGTGGGATCATTTAAAACTCTCGTCCCGCCTTCCAACATCTGCTTTGAAAGGTTCCATGCTGCATGAGCCAAATTCTTCGCGGAAGAATCCCCATCAAACATTACCGATCCTTCACTTTCCCACCATTTCTCAAAATCCATTTCCCTCTCCTTTATTCATCACGTAGCATGACTATATACGGCTTCGGTCAGATTCGTCATACAACATTTTCCTTCGCTGTGATATCCATAAATCTTCTCCCGTCAATCTCAACAGGAGGACCGACAATGTTCAAGTACCCATCCCCGTCCTTTATCCTCCATGAACTATTCACATCCTTACGATATCTGACTCTGTAGTTATGTACAGCAAGCCCTGTTGTCATCATCCCCTGTACCGCTTCATTGCTCCGATGAGTCGTCTTCTTAGCCCAAACAGTTGCAGCATCAACCCACGTTTCATTAAAACCCCCCATCCCGTCACTTACGCGAGTCCTGTATTGCAGCGTTATTCTCTTGTTTAGCTCACTTGGACTTGTTGTTTTCATTTAGTTGCTATCCTCGTTAGATAATAATAGCGCAAAATGGCAAACGGATAGTTTATCCATGCAACTACATACTGGATCCACCCACACAACCATGCTGACCAATACCATCTGTGTTCATGTTTTACCTGTCCACCGCACGTCCATCTTATTTTTATCTTTCTCATTTTATCTCTCCTTTCAAAATTCATCCCATAATGTATAGTTTAATATTAAACTATCAATGGCAGGCTTCAAATCATCCCGCCTGTCCCCGTGGTAATAAGAGTCTTCTGCCGCAAATTTAACAGCTCTCTTGAGCTGTTTCGGTATGTCATCAACGTCATTCCATCCACACACAAAGCGTATCACAATCGGATTGCTCGGATAAGCGGTGAAACTCGGCCACGAAACACCATACGGAAGCACCACCCGCCCGATCTTCTCCCCGTTGGTTTCGACTATGTAATCAGTATCCTCAGTCAATGTCGTTTCGTTTCCGCCTGAGTCAGTGTATTTTACATGGGTGACTGAGGCAAGATTTCCAAAAGGCAGCTTGATGAAATCATCAGAAGGGAAAGCATCAAGATAATAATCCCAAGTCTGTGTAAACAAAGCCCGGCCTGTTTCCTTCTCAACTCTTTCCCTACCTTCTGTAATGGCATCGTTTAAGTCGTCTTCATCATCTGCCGTGGCTTCATCTATAATGACCTCTGTACCGAACACACAGGCCGCTACAAGGACTTTAGATACTGTTCTGATATACTGCTTCGACCCGGTGTATGAAAGCTCTTGTATAGCATTATCATTCGCCTCTGTAACCTGCGTAAATGCTCCACCTGTCCAGTCAATATATCCGGTCGCAAGCTGGTCGGACTCCTGTATTTTCGTGTCGTTAGTCCCGCCGGCACCGTTTGTACCTGAGTTAAGATTTACAACAACATCATGCCCCAGGACATCTATACCAGTTCCCACATGAGTAGTGTAATTATCCGCTATGGCGTGCGATCCCGGGGCAAGAGACTGATACGTTGTCAGATTGTCCGCAAACGTCCCAGTATCTAACCTGAGATGGAGCTTTAATTCAGCTAAGGTAATCGGCTCACTTGCCGGTGCTGTTATGAGTTTTACATTCATAGTTTCACCTATCCATGTATATGGTATCTCATGTGTAATGTCATGGTCGCAGAAGCTGTTTCACATTTCATTCGGTAATAAACTAACTCTCCTCCGGGAATCATAAGGGTTCTCATTCTGCTTTGTTCTGTACTGCTAATCTGGTTCGTGCCTGATATCATCCGCCCTGTTGCCACTTCGGTCTTTGCAGCTCCATAAGCTATCTCCCAGATATAGACATTATCTTTAACGCTTGCATCTTCGGCAATTACAGAAGCTACATGTCCAGACGAGTTGAATTTTGAGCTTAGTTTTATTCCATTATTATCGGCTATTTCCGCCCACGCCCCAAAGATATTTGCAGAACCGCCCGCTGTGAAAGTAACTGTCTCGTTTGAGTCTTCCGGAAAAAGCACATTCAGATGAAAGGCCTCATTATATAGACATTTCACCCACGCTGTAACTCCGCTGGTTGTTAATGTCGCGCCCATTATGTCGCCTCCCTATATCCTACAAATACCGTACAGACCTGCGCTGCGGCAGTAGCTCCTCCAGCAATAGTGAGCTGAATCAATTTCCCACCTACAACTATTCCACCGGCATTGTATTGGAGATATTTGTTTTTAGTAAGGTTCGCCTTTGCCCCAGCCGTTGAACTGACAAATACAACCGGAGTGTCGTCTGTTGATTGGATTGATATCGAGGTTAGGGCCGCCTCTCCTGTCAGGTCGGCTGGAATGATTATTGAAGAATGCAGAACTTCAATGTTAGACGTTCCCACAGTGAATAACGTATAACTTCCCGCCGCCTGTTTGAGGTCAATAGTAGTGGTCTGGAACCTAACACCTTCTGCGCTTTTTAATACCCAGTTATCACCGCCGTCCGGGGTTTGATATAGCTTCCCTGTATCATATTCGAGAAACGTAGCCCCGATTGATAAACTTCCTATACTTGTTACCATCCTGTACCTCCTTTACTTTTTAGAGGGTGGAGACAGCCCGGAGACTGCCTCCTGTGGGTTTAAGCCTTAGTTGCTGCTCCTGCGGTCGGGTTCGCATAACAGACATACATTCTTGTACGTCCTGCGGTTCCCGTACCTACCGAAGTTACAACTCCGATAACATTTCTCGCTGCGGCAGTGTAAAGATTCCTCTGCTCATTTACGATATAAGCTCCCGCCTTGCCTCCGGGATGTTCAAGGTTGTTTATTTCACCGGCCAGAAGGTCAGTCGCTTTCAGATTCGTAGCGGTAAAGAACCCGTCTGGGTCACTCCCATCTCCAACAACCAGACTTGCCGAAGTTCCAGCCGTCCAAAGTGCCTGGCCATCAACTCCAATATCAATAATCCGTGACCCAGCCGGGAGTGCTATCGTCCCGGTATAGGTTCCAGCTCCAGTCTCGGTGAATAAGACCTCTGCGGTTACGGTGGGATAGACTTGAGTCCCTGCTAATTTGAGAGCTCCGCCGGATTTTACATCAAGGCTTGCCCCAGACGGGAACGAAAGTTCTCTGTTCGTTCCATCAAAAGTCACAATCTCATTCGTCGAAGCATCATAAAATACTAAATTCCCACTAACCCATTTTGATTTTACATTTGTTACTGGCATTATAGCCTCCTTTATCTGTACGGAGAGGCCGAAGCCCCTCCGTTATCGGACCAGTTGCCCGGTTATTCGAGAGCCGTTATGGAACGATTCCCGGTATATCGAGGCTCCAGTATTGCAAAGGCAAAGGCAATTCCAGAAGTCCCAGCCGTGTCAATGTAACCCGTAAGCCATTCTTCACTGTTCGCGGTATCCATTTGGTCGGCCTCAATCTCACAGACTAGCATATAATTATCATATGTATCGCCGGTCAGTGTCAGTTCCGCGCTGGTAGCATCCGCCGCCAGTACGTCGCAATCCGCCGCCGCACGCGCCGCACCTCCAAACGCATAATGGAATGTCAATGCCGAAGTCTTAGCCCCATCCGTCGCTCCGCTGTAAAATTTCAGGGTAGCATCTCCATCAATCCCACCGAACCCAATAATAAAGGTTGCGCGGTGAAAATTCTTCATGTTGATGGAATCAAGGGTTGCCCCTGATCCGTAATTCGCCGTATACAGCACCGGCACTATCTTTTTTTCTTCAGGTAATCTCATTTTATTTTTCCTCCTTTCTTATGCTCTTTCGTTAACGGTGATGAACGGGCCAACTGTTGCAGATCCCTTATAGGGCGTAATTGCTGAATTCAGTTTCGGCTGTCCGTCAAAATAATAAATGAACCGATAAGTATTCTGGTCATAAATGAACTCGACATGAATACTCATGGCCTCATTGATATCGCCCTTATTCGCTGTGATGTACTGCCCGAAGTCGGCAAGGATGATATCGCCCTTGTCGCCA